GTGATATCAGAATTACCTGATTTCTTAACCATAGGTATTTCTACGTAGTTCATTGTGATTATAAAACCACTCCAAACCACTACACCTAAACGTACAAATGTACCAAGAATTTGTATTTGATGTTCTTGATCCTCTGCCGCATCCTTCAGTTTACCCAGAAGGTTCTTTGGTTTTTCCTGTGGGGTTTCCATTAAGTTTTTTTTGTATTCGTTTTGCAATCTGCATAATGATAGGTTTCATTATTTTAACAGTTTGCTTAAATAACGAAGTCACAGTAAGGGTGGCTATAACGCTCACTGACGCTGTAGTTCCTGCAGTCACTAGTATTTCCTCTTTGGGAACTGGAAACGTAAGGTCAGTGAATGGTATATCTATACGTTTAACTTCAGCAGCTTCTTGCTTTGGTTTGGGTGGTTTACCTTCTTGTTTTCTTTGAAGCTCCTCTTCCATTAACTCTTCAAACTCTGGTGTAATAACACCTACAGGAGGTGCTAAAGTACTAGGAGCTATAACTATAGGTGGAAACGTAGGTATTTCTGCTGTTGGCCTTTCTAGTGTGGGTGTAGGTATATCCATAGCACCCGGAATAGTCAAAGCATCAGGTAAAATTATGGATGGTAGTTCCACTAAGTAAGTTCAGCTGGAAGTTCAATAACTACATTTGCATTGTTTTGTAGATTACCATCTGAATTTAGTTGTGGATTGCCACTTCCATCAACTTTAACAGAAGCAGGTAAATCTCTTAACCCTTGTCTATAAGAAGTAACAGCTTCATTAGAACTTGTTAATGGGCTATCTGATAGTATCCAGAAATCTGAATCCGATAGTTTTGTATTTCGTGCAGTTCTTAATGCACTGATTGATGTATAAGGCATTTAATTATAATAAAGGGTTTTCGTATGTTTTAACATTAAGAGTTGATCCACTCCATGAACTAAAACAAAAGTATTCATCATTAGGACCGACAAGTCCCCAATGATTTGTATAAGCAGGCGTGGTAGCTTTATGACCCCACACATCAGTATAGATTTGTTTTGTTATAGTTGTTTTATAATTATCGTTTACATCTATATTAAACTTTATTAAACCATAATTTGTGACTCCCAGAATCCATTCATCAGCATTTTTTGTAGGTTTACACATACTTTGACTCCAAGTCATGGCTCCTATTTTTGTAAGAAGATGTATTGAATCATCAGCTGTACTTGTAATATCTACTGGAGCATTACCATTACCTTGTCCTTCAATTACAGTTCCATTATGAATTCTAACACTTTTACCAGTACTCATACGTAACGAAAAAGCGGGAGTGAATTGTTGGGCAGAGATTTCTAAATCACTGGATCTACTAGCTGAAGTACCATATATTTCAGTCAGATTGTTCACACCATTAGCACCATACCAATAAATAAAACCACCCGGAGTACGATCATCTTTTGATTGTTTTGCAGAAGCACTCAAATAATTAGTTGACGTATAGTTGGAATTTGCTGTGTGTTCTTGATTTCCAATACTTGCACCACTAGTACCCCAATGATTACAGCTATGGTAATACTTACCTGTAGGAGAGTAATAACATGATCTTCTACCATAAACATTAGAGTCGTTAGAATCTGTACCCATTGCTATCTCTCCATCAGAATGGGGCCAGTTATCTCCATTACCCTCATCTCCATAACCATGTCCAGCTTGGGCAACACTACCATCAGTATTATATTTTACGCCATAGGAATAACCTTTACGTGTAGGAGCTGAAGAAGGATTGAGGGCGTGGCCTTGATACATAACCACGTTTCCAACAGAACCTATATGACATGTACTAAATATGTTAGTAGTACTACTGTTCGTATATAAATTACTACTAGGATCTTTGGTGTGATTTATAGTACCAATTGATCCATTTGAAGTGTTTACAAGAAAACTAACTGCATAAAGTGCAGAGTTAACGGGAGTTGTACTGTGCCAACAGTCTGCTATACCGCCAAAAAGACCATCAGTTGCCAGAGGGTGTATCATATTATATTGTTTAGCACTTATGCTTTGAGTATTACCACCCATATTCTGGCTTGCAGAATCAACTAAAGTTGCTGTATCTGTAAAAGCTGCTGGTAAATCTCCACCAGCACCGCCGCCAGCTCCGAAACCTATTAATGTGTTTAAATTTGTCATTGTTTATAAAAATAATTATTTAACTAACCAACCTGTAGTGGCATTACCACTCCAAACTAGAGTTACGTGAGCATTAGCTACATTACATACAAGATCAGCAGCTTGACCAGCAATGTTCTTACTGTTTCGACCTACAGTTAAATTGTTTGTAGCCCATTGTCCTGTTTGATCAGCGAGTACTACATATTGACCTGTAGTTGGTGATGCAGGTAATGTTACACTAAAAGCAGCAGAAGTAGTATCAGTTACATATTTTTTATTAACAACAAGGGTAGACCCAGATGTAGCTATTTCATAATTAGTACTTTCATTCAGTACTGCACTGGTTACAAAAGCTGTGGTAGCTAAAGTAGTTGAATTATCTCCAGCAGATGCAGTTGTACCAACACTTGGATCTACCCATGACATTGTGCCATTAGTTTCAGATCTTAAACTATAACCATTACTAGCTGGGTATGCTGTTGGTAAACTATAAGTTTCATTACCAGAACCAGTTTTAGGGTTAAGGAATGTTATATCTGCTGTACCTCCAGTTCCAGATCCAAGAGTTATATTACCCCCTGCACCAGCTGCAGTACCTCCATATATTTTTAATATACCTTGAGCATTAGTAGCTTCATCTGTAAAATCAAATTTTAAATTATTATCTATTTTTATCTGTATATTACCATCAGTACCAGTATCAACCGCTTCTACTGATGTATCACCTTCGTATATTTTATCTGCAGCTGCATTGGCGATTGCGTAAAGAGTGATTTCTGCATCTGCACCACTGTCCTCATAGACAAGTGTATCGCATTTTAGTTTTCCGTATGGCATTTAAATAACCTTCCAAAGAGAATTTTGTGGGATAGTGACTACAACACCATTATTGATCGTTAGTGGACCAGTAGACATTGCATTTTTATTGGTGGTGATTTCATAATCTGTAGTTATAGCTACATCATTTTCAAGGAAAGCTTGATCAGCTCCTCCTCCAGTAGCTCCTCCACCTGAACTAGTGTTAGTAGTTAAACCATTTCCCATATAAGCATGGGACTGACATTGATAACTAAGACTACCCGGAGTTGTATCACTGATAACAAGATCAGTATAAGCCCCAGCAGTACCCGGTGTACCTGTAGATGTAACACCTGATGTCCAAACACCACTTTTATCTGAATTCAGATAAACAGCAATTGGATGACCAGTATTACTAGAATCACTTTGATCGAATCTATAGGTATTTCCGGGTATTAATGTTAAAAATGGGGACTGAACACCATCAATTGTATAACCTAAAGTAGATCCAAGGTTATGATATCGATGCGCAGTAGTTTTAGTAACTACTTTAACTGCATAACTAATTTGAGTTGTATTATGCTTACCATATACACTGACATATCTATTTTCAGGGTCAGTGGAAAAATAATTTTGCCATACCCATGTATTTGTTACATACTTAAGTCTAGCTGTAAGGAATGGGTCTCCTGTAAAACCACTAGGTAAACCAGATAAAGGGCTGAATGATTCTATACCTGTTGAATCATTAACTTCGATATAATCTCCATCAGTAGGACTAGCAGGTATTACAGCTACACTAGCTATTGGATCATATAAAACTGAGTTAGCAACAGCAGCTTGTGCAGCAGATGCGTCAGCAGAAGCGGATTCAGCTGTGGTAACAGCATATCCAATACCTTTAGGATCTGTACTAGGGTTAGTGTTATTACCACTGAGAGTCCATGTATTCCCGTTATTACTAGTCGTAGCAACTAATCGGTCAGTAGCTAGTTTAGCAGTATCGGCAGTAGTTTTAGCTACACCTGCTTTATCAATAGCTGTAGTAAAACCACCTGAACCATCAGATTCTCTAGAGTTATTTAATGCTGTTTCTGATGTTGTAACAGAATATCCAACTCCTTTTGGATCTGTACTTGGATCTGTATTATTTCCACTTAACGTCCATGTTGCACCATTGTTTGCAGTGGTACCTACAAGTCTATCAGCAGCTAATTTAGCTGTATTAGCATTTGAAGTAGCAGTGTTAGCTATTCCAGTAGCAGTATTAGCCTGACTAGAAGCAGCATTAGCTGTTGATACAGCTGTTGAAGCATCGTTTGCTGCAGTATTAGCTGTATTAGTTGCACTTGTAGCTTTAGCAATAGCACTGGTATAGGTGCCATCACCATTATCTTCTCTTGAGTTATTTAATGCTAGGTCAGAATCATTATTAGATTCCTGTGTAACATATAAGTTTTGTGTAAAGTTATCGTTTAAGTCCCCTGAACGTATAGCTGAACCCGGATAGAAAGTGGCTTGTAGTGAAGTATCAGCTGTTTCTCGATAAATTCTGACATTACTAGTACCTATAGGGGGTAAGTTACCAGCAGTAAATTTAATTGTAGTTGGAGTATGTAGAGTGTAATGGGTGGTTACTGTTTTTACAACACCTCCGACACTGACTTTAATGTCAGTATCCTTTAGATATGGGAATGTAAATTGGAACGTGTCTTGTGAACCCGTTCCATTAAATGAATTTTCAGTTGTTGCCATTACTTATTGGAAATCTAGGATGTTTTTAATGTCCTGTTTATATTTATCTGCTTGTAAGGCTGCAGGTATATCACCTCTCCTTAAAGCATTCTTAATCATCTTATTTTGTCTACCTATTTCAGAGTATTCTTCGAGGTGTCTTTCGAGGTAAGAGCAAGCAAATTTCATAGCTTCTCTATGAATCCTTGTAAGTTCTTGATGTGTTACTAATTCTTTTAAAGCAAAGTCAGATTGTTTTTTTAAGCCTCTAGCTTTCTTATACTCCTTTAATTTTTTGGTCCAAAAACCATCTGGAGCGTTCATCATATCTTGTATTTGACCTTTAAGATCCATGTTCTTAGCTATCCAGTTACTGACTTTATACCTATCTTGAGTTGATAAGAGTTCACCAGTGATAGGATTCTTTTCCATTGCTGGTTGGCTATCCCATCCAGTAGCTATTAACCATTGTCTCCAAGGCTCCATACCACCATTAGACTTACCAAAAGGCATGAATGCATTAACTGCAGCGGTCATAGGTTCTTGGAATCTTATAGGTTTACCATCATAGATATCTAATTGATCTTGTAAACCATCTTCTTCAGTACCACTACGCTCTAAGAACTTCCATTTGTTTCTAATTAAAGCACCCCAATCATTCTCTACGTCTTTCAACTGTGGTGTTACAGCATTGTTAAGTATACTTCTGATACCAGATGGAGCACCGGGGATCATAGCATCACCTTGGTTTACAATAAACCGTTTGAATGCACCTTCATCACCAGAGAACATAGACACAAGAGGTTCAAATCCATTAAGGAATGTCTTGTTAGCTACGTTCATACTGATAGAGAACGCTAGTTTCTGATACATTTGTTCAGTAATAGATTGATCTATCCTATTAGAATAGTAAACTAGATCTCCTACTGTATTTAGTAGAGTATCAAATGGTTCAAATCCTTTAAAACTATGCCATGAACCTGTGATTGGGTTCTTAATAACATTGAATTCTTGACCCATTTGTACTAATCTTTTACGCTCACCAGCACTATGAGGTCCATTACCAACTAAATTACCTTCCAATGCCCATAATCCAGCAGCTGTGACTACTGCACCACCCATTATCTGACGACCAATGTATTCAGATTTAAGTGTAGCGAATGCCTCATCACTGTATTCAAGACCATGTTCAGCTAAAGCTTCAGTCATCTCTCCAATATTTTGAGCAGAGAGTACCTTACGAGCTTTAGTGTAGATAGGTAATAAGCTAGATCCGGGTGTAAAAGTCCATGAAACATTCAAAGCATTCAGACCAGTTCTAGGAAACATAAATAAAGGTCTAGCAGCTGGTACTTTTTCAATAAACTTATTCAATCTGTTAGCTAATTCGCTATCAGTTTGTAAAGCAATTTCTTGAGTAGCATTTTTAGCAGCTTTATCTCTTAGTACACCTGATGGTTCCCAAGCTTCATCATATAATTTTTTCTGTAATTTATTAAAAGCAGCTTTATTAATACTTCCATTGGTTTCTTCCATTAACTGTGCATAAGCTTTAGCTCTAGCACTACCACTAGCCATAAGAGAACCAGTGAACCCGTCAATAGCATACATAGCATTTGTACCCCATCTAACAAATGGGTTATTGTTATACCACGTTAAACCTTTGGCAACGTTCCACATTGCTACTTTACCATTATTACCTTCTTTCTTCCAAGTTTCTATCATAGCTTCCATGGCATCAAAGTCTTCCATCCTAGCCTGACGCAAATCTGCACGACCACGCATCATAGCTTCTTCAGGTTTAGATTTTGCTAGTCTCCATTCATCACCTAGTACTTTATAAGCACGTTTAATGTTTTCAGAAAAACCACCATATGTCCATAATGCTTTTTGGAATGTACCTGCATCACCAGTTAATTTAGCACCTACTAATACGGATGCTGGTTTAAGAGCTGTTAATGTCATGTTACCTGCCATAGCTCGTAGTGGAGCAAGACCAGATAAGATATGATTATAACGCACACCATTTAAACCTTGTACAACAGCACTAGGTATTTCAGGTTCTGCATCATAAAACCCTTTTTTAATTAAACCAATCCTATTCTCCATATAACGGTTTAGTTTATAGATTTGATCTACGTCACCACCTGTTGCCTCCATAGCTTCTGCTAGAGGTTTTAGATAATTAGGATTTTTTCTAGCTATCTCATGTAGAATATCAAACCTTCTATTACTCTCCATTATAGATCTAGCTACACCTTGGTTGAATTCACCTTTCTGATTTAAAACCCATTGCTGTAATGTTGATGGGTTTTGCGTAGCAATACGTTTATATTCATCAGCTTTGTTAGCTATGTATTTATTGATCTTAACTTCATTGCTTAAAAACTTAAGTTTATCTAAGACGATTTCATGCTGTCTTCTTGTATCAGCTATATCACTGATCATGTTGATAGCACTAGATGTATCAGCAATAGTACCAGCAGCTTGGTTAGTTACCATAGCTGAAGCTCTCATTACTTTAGGATCATAGAGATCTGTAAATGCATCTTGGAATGCTTGGTTGACAACTTTGTATTCCTCTGCACCGAGGAACGCTTGTTGACTATAAACATTCTTTTTCATATCATCTACAATATCTTCCATCTGTCTAAGATTTATATCAGGATCAAACACCTGATCATATAGTTTAGTAACAGCTTGGTTTAACTCTTTAGGAGCAACAGACTTACCTTTAATTTTAGCACCAATGTTAGCTGAGATATCATTATCAAAGAGTTGTTTAAATTTACCAGCTCTAATAGAGGCAGTAGCATCAGCTATACTCTTCATAAAACCTGAGTTTACAACAGGTCTTACTCTACCATTAGTAGTACCAATATTATTTTGAATTCTATAATTATCAATCTTAGCCATAACTGGATTGACATCTAGATCTGTAACTGCTCTCCAGTTAGGACCGGGTATAGGTTCATTGATAAAAGCATCATAGTTTTTACCTTCAGGGTCTTTTATTAAACGCTCTAAAGTTTCAGCTCTTTGAGCATTAGTTCTACTAGACCGTCTACCTAATACATTAGCAGATATAGGATCTTGACCTTCAAAACCTGACGCATATTTAGCTAAGGTTTTTTCAGCTGCTTCGTCAACAGGAATAGCTTTAACTACTTTACCTAATGAAAATGCAGCTTGTATTAAATCTACACCTACACTAAGTCCAGCAGATTCATAAACATTTTTCTTTCTTATTACATCAGGACTGTCACTATCTCTTGTAGCCCATGGTATATCCCAACCGAGCCAATCATTGAGAGTACGTGCTATGTTATCTTGTTCCTTAGAATGAGAAGATATAGCAGTAACTGTAGTATCTACTCCAGCATGTGCAGCAATAGTACCTAATACACGTGTAGCTTGTGGTATACTTCTAGCAGCCGTAGCAGCTCTAAGACTACCTGTTATAGCACCTCCACCCCACATAGTAGGTATAATAACTGAAGATGCATCTCTAATTACTTTGTGTACTGGGTGATCAGATCTTGGTGAGTTTTTATCCCACCATTCATCAGCAGGTTTTAACCAAGGTACAAGACCTAAAGTATCACTGACAAAATCCCCTACACCTAATGCTGGTGCAGCTCCTGTATGTACTATATTTTCTAAAGCCTTAACCATTGGTGTCTGGTTACCGTCAGGTATACCATCACCATCTGCGTCAGCTGCTTTTTTTTGATCTTCATGACCACCCCAAGAGTAATCACCTTTACCACCTTTAACAGCTTTGTCAGTTGTAATAGGAGCAGCTTCTTTAGCTTTAGCTTCAGTTTGTAATCTTTCAGCCTCCAGTTTTTTAGCTTCTTCTTCTTCTACTTGCAATTGATATTTTTTATTTTCTGATGCTTCAAATTCTTCTTGAGCACGGTTAGGGTTGTAATCCTGTCCGGCACCTTGTTGATAGTCGGACATTAGTTACCTCCTTTATATACAAAGTCAAATGCAAATTGACTTAAATTAGCTTCTTCTCGATAAATAGAACCAGATTTAAACGTATTAACTTTACCTGTAACTTCTCTAGGTTTAACAGTATTAGATTTTGTTTGTTTACTAAAATGTAAACCACATTGAGCAGCCTGTGGACCAAGGCACATAATGCTCTGCCACTCTGGATCTATTTGATTTTCTACTTCTTGGTTAACTTGTATCAATTCCCATGGTACAAGTTTTTCTGCCATATCTTCACCAATAGCAATAGCTAACTGATGCCTAGCTACTATAGCTTCAGACACCTTTTTACCTCCATCAGGGTTGTTACCCATTTTACTGGTAAGATGGTAGACAGAGATAGGAAATCCTTTACTGATACCTGCTTTAACATTATGACCCCACTCTATAAGTTCTTCAGTTGGTATCATTAATTCTTCTCTAAAGATATCAGGATTCTTTCTAAACTGTTCTGTAGTGTAGTTACTCAGAGGATAAGCAAACTTTTGAGGTCTTACTTGGAAGAAAGGGAAATGAGGTTCTTGTATAAGTCTACCATCTACATTCCTACGTTCAGATATTTTGTAAGCATCTGTAGTTAGTAGTTGGTTAAACTCTGCAATAGCTTGAGTCTTAGATGCTTCAGTATCACCATTGGTAGTAATCATAGCTTT